GACTCACGCGAAACATTACAAGTCAAATCAACGGCCTCATCAATGATCGCGTCCAAGCCGGCCAACACCGACCGCGCGTCCATCGACCGAACCTCAACCAGTTCATCGCCACGCTTCTCAGCCGAATCCAAAGACTCAAGCATGTCAGTGAAAAACTCGCGAGCCTCAGCTTGCGAACCGAAACTCACACTCTGATCGCCCCGGCTGAACACCGACTTGTTCGCCCCATCCGAAGCACCCGTATTAGGGTCAGTCACATCAACCACCTCGCTCATTTGACACTGCGCCCCAAGGTGGCTCGCCGCATCATGGATCGCCTGGACAAGCGCACCGTCACCGCCGGAAGCCTTCTCCACAACAAGTTCTTTCGCGCTCAAAGCCGCCAGGACCGCCGACTTAACCTCATCCAACACATCACCCTCAGGGACATCCGAAAGTGCGTCAGAAAGCGCGTGAGCGGCCTTAGAAGCCAAAATCACGGCATCCCGGTTCGACGGGGTAGCGACAATGCCGGCGTTCAACAACTCCCGACGCGGCTCCCCATCCTTCTTCGACTTATCATTCATAAACGCCACAGACACACTACGGATATGACCCTCAGAAACAAGAGTGCGAACCTCCTGAGCCTTAGGCGTCGAAGCGAAATACGCATCCATCATCAACGTATCCCCATCAAAATACGGATGAAAAGACCCCACCGTATCCGCCACACTCATACCATGATCAATATCCAGCGGATACCGATCATTCAACGGCTCAACCCACTCATCCCGGTGAAGCCGATCACCATCCCGATCCAGCGACGGCGTTGACAAGATGGCAGTAAAACCACCGTTCTCGCCAAACTTATCGCCGTCCGCAACCTCAATAGAAGCAACGGACTTGCCAAAAGTTTGCATATTAAGTTTTAGTGCCTTTCTTATCGCGCTGAGCAATCGCCTGCCTGACCGACTCTAAAACGTCATCAAGCTCATCGGGATACCTCTCAGCCAACGCCTTCGCGAAAACCTTAATCTCCTCAGCAGACTTCCCACGACCCACCTGGGCATTAACCTCGCGGAAATGCTTCGGACGAACAGTCGAAGGATTCTGATTAGACGGCTGCGGACCACCACCAGGCGCCGACGAAGCCGCCGGCTGCAACCGGGGAACCACACGCGGCCTACCCTGATCCAACGACGCCACAGGCGTACCACTAGGAGAAGGGTCCAAATCCACCCCATCCGGTGTCACACCAGAAATAACGCCCTGCGCCCGAATAACCTCACCCGGCGTACCAAGCTCCTGAATCGCAGAGTTACAATACAACTTATCGGCCTTCGGGTCCTCAAACCTGTTCAACCCCAACAACTCCCGCGCCTCATTCGGCGTGATCGCGGCGACACTGACACCCTTATGGGCCGCATCCATCCGCATCTCATAATCCCCACGCATAACCTCATCAGTCGCAAACCGCATAATATTCTTCCGCGACCAATAAGACCCCACATAGGTATCCATCACCGACTGCAACAGTTCAATCACCGGAGCCATCGTATCCCGATAAAACGCCCGCATCTGCGAAGTCACATTCGCAAACGTCGCATGATCCAAAATACCAATCAACGTCGGCGCAATATCATAAACCGCAGCAATCTCCTCACGATTCAACCGCCGCGTCTCAATCAACTGCAAATCCACCGCAGTCATCTGGAACTGCTTCGCCGTCACCCCATCCTCAAGGACAAGCGTCTGACCAGCATTCCCCGAACCCGCGTGAGCAGTCTCCATCGCCAACTTCAACCGCTTCGCACCAGTATCATTCAAACGATTCGCCGTCTCCAACACCAAATTCGGACGCGCACCGTTCTTCCACATATTCTGCACAGCATTACGCGAAGAATCCTCCGCGAAAATCGTAGAACGAAGCGCCTCCATCCGCGACAACCCGCGCTCCAAATGGATCGGATTATACAACCGGAACGGCACCACATCTTCCTGCGGAAAATGCACAAGCTCAGTATTGATACCCGAACCGGCCTGGAAATAGTAATCATACCGACCGTCCTTCGGATCGCGACGAATCGCAATCCTCGACGGATGCATCGGCATCAACGCATACGGGGCGCCCTTACCGTCCCGCGCAATCGCCAAATAACACTCACCATAAATATCCAGCGTCGTCTGAACCCAATGCCAAAACCTATACGGGTCCATATAATTATCCAAACAAGGATTCGCAACCAACTGCGCGTAAGCCGAACGAGTATCAAGATGCCGGGTTTCCCCATCCACATCCCACACATTCACCGGCAAACGGGCCACCGCATTAGCCCTCTTGTCAATAACCACATGCACCCACGGGGAACGCTGATAAATCTCCCCATACATCGCGTAACGATACTCTAAATCCATCCCCAAATAATCAGCATAATAATATGCCTGGGGAATGATCGGCTGAAGCTCAGCCAACGCCTCAGGAGCAATAGACATACCCGTCTCGCGGATTTTAAGCCTATTCCCTTTACTCGTCCGCATGAGTCACCGTCTGAACATACGCCACATTAGAATGACGGATAAACAATTCGCCAGCCACCTTCTCAGGACTAGACTCATCGGGATACGCCACAACATCCGCGAAAACAGCATAAACACTATCCTCAGCGACCAGCACACCCGAAAATTGCATACCCACCCGTGGTGTTACATGAAACCGGGCACGCAACCGTCGTTGAATTAAATTTTTACGAAACAAGTCACATCCTAGATTAAATGACCAGGACATCCCGCTCGTTATACACAGAATTAAACTGATAATCCCGCGTCCACCAAGCGTTCACCGCCATGATCGCCGCCGGCACAGCATCAATACGCTTCGTCGCACGCTGACGATTCGGCTTCTCAGGCATAATCTGATCAGGATCAACAGACTTAAACCGCGCCTCACACGCATCAAAACAAAACCGGGCCAAAGGATTACCATGATGCCGAAACACACCCTCAGTCACCATATCGAAAATACGGTGCATCCCATCCGACATCGTAGAAAACTGATTATCATAAGCATAAATATCCTCAACACCGATACCAGTCTCCAACCGGATACGCTGAATAATCGGCTCAGACATATGCTTATCCACATCCCCACCCAAAATCATAAACCGCTCAGAATCACGCTTAATATCCGCGTAAATCTGCTCAAAGTCCACAACCTGACCAGGCGTCACCGTCAACCAACCGCCCCGAGCGAACTCCAACCCAAACCGGCCACCATTATCCCGATCCAGACGCTCCACAGCAGCCTCAGGCGCCCAATGACGCCACACCACATCAACCCCATACGAAGTATCCGCAGACGGGAACAAATAACACAACGAACACAAATCCTGCTTCGCCGCCAAGTCCAAACCAAACCAACACTCACAACCCGCAAACGACGACAACAACTCATCATTATGCGCGTACACAGCCGAACGATTCGCTTTCTGATCCCACAAAAACATATTCATCCAACGAACCGTAGACGACTGCCACTGATTCAACCGAAACTGACGAAACGCCATCTCAGCAATCGGATTCGACTTCGCCTCCAAAGCCTGCTTACGCAACGACTCCAAACTCAAAAAATCACCCAACGCCGGATTCGCAGCCCACCAATTCGCATCATCCCACGGATCGGCATCCTTCGGCGTGTTCCGCATATAGACGAAAATATGCCGATGCTCAGGAAGGTCAGGATTCTCCGCAACCTTCTCCATCTGCTTATGCATCTGGCCGGCGAAACCCTCAGTATCATTACCCGCCGTCGTAGAAGCCACCATCAACGGCTGCAACCGCGCACCAGACCCCATACCAGTACGAAGGCTGTCCCACATGCCGCCGTCCTGCCACGCCAAAATCTCATCAGCCCCAACCCCAGACGGGTTAGACCCAAGAGCAGACCGGGCATCCGACGCAATCACCTGATAAAACGAATTAGTTTTCGGATCATAAATACGCTTTTTATACTCAGATACCTGAAGGCGCCTCGACAGGGCCGGCGAAAACTTCACCATTTGCGCCGCCACATCAAACGCCAACTTCGCCTGCGTAATATCCCGGGCAATACCATAAACCTCAGCCGACTGCTCACCATCAGCAACCAACAAATACAGCATGATCCCGGCCAGAAGTTCAGTTTTTCCGTTCTTTCTCGCAACTTCCAGCCAACTGACTTCGTAACGCCTCTTGTAACCCTCAAACTCGTCAGACCAGTCCACCCGACCGAACAGGGGGCGCACAATGCCCTCCCGCTGCCACTCAGACAGAATGAAACGCTTCCTCGCGTACCTACCCTTAGTGTGCTGCAAAAGCTCCTCAAAAAACGCCTGAGCCTTATCGGCGCGAGGCACACAGAAATGATTCCCCACTTCCACGCACTCCACATCATCCAAAACATAACCGCACACCGTAGCAGGCATCAATCACCACCTAAATCGTCAACGCGACAACTGGCGCTCCAACTTCTCCACCGCAGCCGCCCACACACCGCCCCTAGAACGATGCGTTTCCAACTTCTCCCGATGCTTATCAAACCGGGCCGACAAACGCCGATGAATAAACGCCTGACGAGCCGAATCAGCCCTCTCCGCAGAATCCACTCACACACCCCCCGGGTAAACCCTAAACACCACAGGACCCGCAGCAAAAGCCAAACCCGCAGCCCTCACCGCACACAACACCCGCTCCTCAAGCTCATCCTCAACAGCATCATCACTATGAGAAATCCACGCCTCAACACGGTAAACAGCCACTACCCCAACAACCGCTCCGCACCCAAATCTACCGGCCCATCATCAGCCAACCGCAACGACGCACGATCCCCAGGAGTAAACCCAAACCGCGAACCAATCTTCGCCATCGTCTCAACACAATCACGCATCATCTGATGATACGGAGACTTAATCTTCCCCCCCGCAGCACCCAACTCCATAAACCGCCCCACCGCAGAATCCGCCGCATACAACAACGACCGACACTCACGATACTGAGCAACCGCCTCACAAAACGCCTCAAACGCATACACATCCCACGGCGTCAAACAACCCTTATCCACCAGATCGGGAGCCAACTCGCCCCACACAACCCGCGCACCAGGCGTCAAACCAGCCGGCGGAACCGCCACACCATCCGAAGGAACAGGCTCATCCCGATTAATCCTCGACTCCCGATCACCACGCACCACCTTCAAATGCGCCGGCGCCGGCTTCGGACCACGACGACCCATAACCCCTCCAAACAACACAAAAACACAACAAACAGGCGAAAAAGCACAATCACAGACAAGTTAACGACGATGTATACCCGTTATGGCACGATTCGCACAGGCCACGCCCATACCCAGGATCATCCGCATCCAAACCACGCGACACCAACTGCCGCCGAGACAACGGAAAATGATCCGCCACCACACTAGGGCGCACACCACACAACACACACACCGGATCACGATCCAAAACCGCAGCCCGAAACACCCGCCGATGCCGCACACCATAACCACGCTGCGACGAAGAACCCCGCCGGCGCTCACTCTGCCGACAATGAACCTCACACCGCCCAGCACGCAACACCGGACGACCACACACCGAACACGGCCTAGGAGGAGCCAGCATCAGCAATCGCCGCCTGCAACCTCGCACCATGCATATCCGCCGGGTCCTCAGGAACCACAACAGACAAAACCACCACATCACCCTCATCCCGCCGCGACACCACACACCCCGCCATCTCCAACAACCGCACCGCCGCAGACACACACTGCAACTTCACAACCTGCGTAGTCACCCGCACATCAGTCACAACGCCCTCCGAACCTCATACCCATGAGACTCCAACAACAACACCAGCGCCTCAGCGATCCGCCGCCGCAAACCCCGCACACCAGGGGAGTCATGCGAAAACATCACCATCCGCAACACATCATCCCCATGCGGCAACTTGTCAAGATGCTTCTCAAACAAATCCACCGCAGACCCGCACTGAATCTCGACAGCCACACAAACCTCCAGTACAATCGCCACCATGAACCGCGCACCGGCCACCGTCGGCCGACGCACACGCGCACACGAAAACCATTACGCGACAACAACATTCGCGCACGCCACCATCCGCAACACCCGCCAGCCGGCAACACACACCACACGCGAAAACCGTTGCAACACAACGACACTCGCCACACCGGCGCTGGCCCCAAACCCCTTGCGCCCCACAATTTTCCAAAACTTGGCACGCTAGCCGATTGGC